AGTTCGTGTGGGTCATGGAGATGGCTTCCTTCCAGATTGGCGAGGCCTTGAAGGCAAACGACAACCGCTGCGTGGGCATCCAGCGCGAGTACGACAGCCTTCCCGTCAACCCGTTCCTAGGTCGCTTCTTCGATCGCTATCTCGAGGATTTTCACCTCAAGAATAGAAGGGGTCGGGGAGCCCCTTCGGAACCTCTTTCAAGCCAAGAGCAGGAACAGGAGCAGGAACAGGAGCAGGAAACAACATCCTCGCTTCGCTCGGATTCGTCCGCGTCGCTGACGCTGACCCCGCCGTCGCCACCTGCTGACCTGAGCCACCGGAAGACCCAGCGGATCTTGCAGATCGCCGAGGAGGCGCAGGCCGCCTACAACCGCCTGCTGGCCAAGCCGGCCGGCGAGCTGGTCGCCTGCACGGTGCTGAACAAGCCGCGGATCAAGGCGGTCGAGAAGGCCTTGCCGACGGCGCGCGCCATCTGCCGGCAGCTGTACGGCAACGAGCGGGTCACGGCGCAGTTCTGGACCGCGCTGTTCGAGACCGCGGCCGATGACGACTTCCACGCCGGCCGGAAGCCTGGCGGCGCTGGTCACGAGAGCTGGAAACCCGACTTCGAGTACCTGCTGCGCGAGAACGTGATCGCGAAGCTGTTCGACCGGGCGATGACGGAGCACGCCGCATGAACGCCCACGATGACGACTTCGAGCGCGCGGCGCAGCTGTACGTCGGTGCGCGCCAGCAGCCGGAGCACCACCACGCGATCCGCGTGCCGCCGCACAGCGTAGACGCCGAGCAGGCGGTGCTGGGCGGCCTGATGCTGCGGGCCGGCGCCTGGGACCAGGTCGCCGACATCGTGACCGAGCACGACTTCTACCGCCGCGAGCACCAGGCGATCTGGCGTGCGATCCGCGAGTTGGCGAAGGCGGGCCGCCCCTTCGACACGGTGACGCTCGGCGACTGGTTCCAGGACCAGGGCAAGATGGAACTGATCGGCGATGGCGCGTACCTGATCGAGCTGGCCAGCACCACGCCGTCGGCGGCGAACATCCGCGCGCACGCCGAGATCGTGGCCGACAAGGCCCGGCTGCGCCGCGTGATCGAAGTCGGCACCGAGCTCGTTGACGATGCGTTCGCGCCGGCCGGCCGCAGCAGCGTGGAGCTGATCGGCGAGGCGCAGACCCGCATCGGCCACCTGCTGGACACGCAGCCCTGCGACCTGGAACTGGTCGCGCCCGTCATGCAGCGCGTGTTCGCCCGCCTGGGCGAGCGTTCCCGCGGCGAGGGGGACGCGCAGGGCCTGTCCACGAGCATCGACGACCTGGACGCGCTGCTGGGTGGCCTGAAGCCTGGTGGCCTGTACGTCCTGGCGGCGCGCCCGAAGATGGGCAAGACGACGCTCGCGCAGAACATCGCCGAGCACGCGGCGCTGAACCGTGGCGTGCCGGTGGCGGTCTTCAGTTTCGAGATGCAGCCCGAGGAGCTGGGCGACCGCATGTTGTCGTCGATCGGCGGCATCGACGGCGGCCGGATCCGCTCCGGCGAACTGGACGACGTGGACTGGACCAACGTCACCGCGGCCATGAAGCGCCTGCGCGCGGCGGAGATCTACGTCAGCAGGCCGCGCAATGCACGGGTGGAGCACGTGGTGGCCCAGGTCCGGCGCCAGCACGCCCGCAAGCCGCTCGGCCTGGTGGTGATCGACTACCTGCAGCTGATGCAGACCAGCGGCGACAACCGCGCGCAGGGCTTCGGCGACATCACCCGGGCGCTGAAGCTGATGGCCGGCGAGCTGGGCATCCCGGTGCTGTTGCTGAGCCAGCTCAACCGCGAACTGGAGAAGCGCCCCGACAAGCGGCCAATCCCGTCGGACCTGCGCGACTCCGGCTCGATCGAGCAGGACGCGGATGCGGTGATCTTCATTTACCGCGACGAGGTCTACCACCGTGACAGCCGGTGGAAGGGCACCGCCGAACTGATAGTCGCCCTGCAGCGCAACGGGCCGGCCGGCGACGTGCGCGTGCTCTACATGCCGGAGCGCTTCAAGTTTCAGAACCTGCCCGAGTACTGGCAGCCCGCGCCGATCGACAGCGACGACCGGCCAGCGCCGGCGCGCCGCGGCTTCCGCAGGGTCTCGGGCGCCGCCGCGCGCCAGGCCGGTGACGAATGAGCCTGACCGCAGCAGCGAAAAAGATTCGCGCCAAGCGAGCCAGCCGGCCGATCTACCTGGTCGTGCGCAGGCTGCTGGATCCGTCGACGCGCCAGGAGATCGGCGCGCTTACGCCGGCGAACGAGGTGGACGGCGAGCTGATGCGCGTGCGTGGCTACCGCGTCGGCCAGGAACTGCGCGCCGAGTTGAAGGCGCCGCGCGACGCCTGGCGCCATCGGCTGCTGCACAAGATCGGCCGCCTGATGACCGAGAACGTGGACGGCTGGGAGGCGCTGGACACGCACGAGGCCGTGAAGCGGCTGCAGCGCGAGGCCGGCGTGTGCTGCGAGCAGATCGACATGGACGCCACGGCGGTAGTGTCTGCGGTGCTGGCGGCGGCGGATGCCGCGTTCGGCCCTGGCGCCGCGAAGCTGCTGCGCGAAGTGCTGCCGCGGATCGAGACGATTCCGGTCACGGTGGCGCGCTCGCTGGCGTTCGACTGCATGGACGAGGACGAGTTCCGCCGGCTGTTCGAGGGCATCACCGCGCACATCGGCCTGCACTACACGCAGGTGATGCTCGAGGACGTGGTTGCCGAGTTCTGGCTCATGGCGAACGGGCAGGGCACGCAGCCGGCGCCGGCAAGGAGGGCTGCGTAGTGCGCTACCTGTCCCTCTTCTCCGGCATGGAGGCCGCGCACCTCGCATGGGCGCCGCTGGGCTGGGAGTGCGCGGGCGTGGCCGAGATCGACCCAGCCGCATGCGCGCTGCTGCACCACCGACTGCCGAACGTGCCGAACCTGGGCAGCGTCACCGACATCACCGACGCGCAGGTCCGGGCCCTGGGCCCGCTCGATGTCGTGATCGGCGGCAGTCCCTGCCAAGACCTGAGCGTCGCCGGTAAGCGCGCGGGCCTGGCCGGAGCGCGCTCCGGCCTGTTCCACCATCAACTGAGGATCTTCGATGCAGCACGATTTGTTTGCGGCGCCCGCTGGCTCGTCTGGGAGAACGTTCCAGGCGCCTTCAGCAGCAACGCCGGCCGCGACTTTGCTGTCGTGGTTGGTGCACTGGCAGGATCCGAGCTCGCTGTCCCGCAAGACGGCTGGGGCAACGAAGGTGTGGCGCTCGGTCCCCGTGGACTCGTTGAATGGAGCGTGCTGGACGCGCAGTGGTTCGGAGTGGCGCAGCGGCGCCGCCGCGTGTTCGCTGTCCTCGATACTGGAGACTGGGCCGGTCGCCCCCCGATACTTCTTGAGCCCGACGGCCTGCGCGGGGATTCTGCGCCGCGCCGAGAAGCGGGGGAAAGCGTTGCCGGAACCCTTGCATGCCGCCCTGACCGCGGTAGTAGCAAGGACGAGCGCAACGGACTGATCGCTGGAACCTTGCAGGCCAATGGCAAGGCCGCCGGTAGCGCAACCCAGCAGGACGCCGAATCCGGCCTGCTGGTCGTCGCGCGCGCATTCGGTGGCGGCGCAAACTGCCAGTCCACGGATGTGGCCACCGCGTTGCATGCGCATCCAGGTGGTTCGCGCCTTGATTTCCAGACCGAAACGTTCCTTGTGCAGGAAGTCGCCCACACGCTGCGCTCGGGCTGGCTCGATGCGAGCGAGGACGGTACGGGCCGTGGCCCGCCTCTGGTTCCGGTGCACACCGTCTGCCTCGGCTCTGATCCAATTTTCAATCGCGATCTTGCGATGCCGCAGACCTGCCGCAATGGTGATCCTGGCGTGGTTCAGCAGGGCATGCGGGTCCGTCGCCTGATCCCGCGCGAGGCAGAGCGCCTGCAGGGCGCGCTCGATAACTGGACGCTGGTCCCCAATGGGGCTGGCAAGCCGATGGCCGATGGCCCCCGGTACAAGATGCTCGGCAACAGCTTCGCGATCCCGGTGGTGCGCTGGATCGGCGCACGCATCCAGATGGCGCACACCTGGGACCAGACAGTCCCGGAGGTCGCATGAAGCGCGGCCGCAGCACCGGCACGCCGACGCGCGCGCAGCAGGCGCGGTTCGACGCCATCCGCGATATCGGCTGCATCGTCGCGCACTCGCTGGGCCTGGCCCATGTCCCGTGTGAGATCCACCACCTGACGATCGGCGGCAAACACGGCGCCCCACGCCGCGGCCACGACTTCACCATCGGCT